CAGGGATGCCCGACGCTCGTAATTCCTGTGTCAACGGCATACCCGCCGCCTTCGCTTCCACAAGGATTACCTCCGGCTCCCAGTACTTGTACTCCTCATACGCAATCCTCTTCAGGTCAGGAAACTCCCAACGACCCTTCTTCGCATCCATCAAGATCACGTTCGGAGGGCTGTCCTCCTTCGGGTAAAACACACCCCACGTATGTATCGCTGTAAAGTCAGCCGTCTGCGTTTTCAAATAAGCCGTGTCATACGACTGCATGACATAATGCAAACGAGGGATCTTCTCATGCTCCCAAGGTTGCCACCACTCGCGCTTGATAATGGACGAACCGTCGGAGGACGGCTGTTGGAGGTACTGGGCATTCCACTGCTGCAACGGAATCGAAGCCTTGATCTTCTCAAGTTCATCCAACTTCCAGTACTCAGGCCACAAAGCCTTGCCGTTGTCCAAGATCGCAGGAAATTCGACCACCTCCCACTGATCAGCCTTCGGGTCCATCGCCGACTGCTTTAACAAACGTGCTGTCAGATCCTTCTCACCCCACCGGGTCATTACCAGAATAATCGAACCACCCGGCTGAAGACGCTGTCGTGGACCCGATGTGTACCAGTCCCACGCATTTTCAAGAGCAGTAGGCGACATCGCATCCTGCTCAGAGTGCGGATCATCAACGATGAAAAGATCAGCACCGCGACCCGCAATCGACCCGCCAACACCAGCCGCATAATATTCACCACCGTCATCCGTCTCCCACCGATACGCCGCCTTACTATCCGACCTTAACTTGACATCAAAGATACCTTGGTAATCCGGCATCTCCATGAGGTTCTTCACCTTCCGTCCAAACCTGACAGAAAGATCAGCCGTATGGGTCGCTTGCATGATCTTCAGATCAGGCCGTCTACCAATCATCCACGCCGGAAACAAAAAGCTGGCAAACTCGGACTTCGTATGTCTCGGAGGCATGTTGATAATCAACCGCTTCAACTCGCCCCTCGCAACTCGCTCCAGCTTATCCGCAACAATCTTGTGGTGCCGCCCAGCAATGAAGCCGGGCCACATCTGCCTCACAAACTCAAGGAAGTTATCCTTCGCCTTGTCCTTGGCTGTCAGATCCTTCAACCTGTTCATGTACTGGTACATGTTCTTCAGGTCTTCCACAGGAACCTGTGAAAGGTTCTTCAGTAATGTTTTTTGGTCAATGGACAATGGTCATCCCTCTATTGTCCACTGACCAATGCCACAAAAGTCATAACACTTCAATGACTAACGGCAATTCCAACTGGTCGGTGGATGATGGACGTTTGACCTTGGACTTCTTCGCAGCTTTAATAGCCACCAGTCCGGAGTCCCTGTGCAAAAAGATAGGACCCGATGGGCCAACGTAAGCCCCTGTTACGTTGTACTCCATATACTCATTGGCCTCTTCCCGTGTCATCCCGTCACGGATTTGCAAAACTTCCTCACACATATTGTAGTCATACACAATACGAGAGTTGTACTCCGGGTACATGCTGTCGCCCACGCCGATGATCGCATAATCAAAGCCATCTGCAAAAAGCGGCCTGTCGTCGCCGTAGCCCTCTCCAAAGAAATTTATGATGTCTTCACGGACAGCTTCTCCGTGATCCAACATTGTCTGGTACTTCTGTGCATTTTTAAAAGACGACATATTACAAACTTTCTGTTGTACGGGCCGGGGGTCCGGGACCCTAACCCTTATCTACAGAAAAGGGGGGTGGGGGGTCAAGGGACCAATGTCCATTGTCCATGGGATTTTTTGAAAATTGATAATCATATGTGCAAAATCGTGTATGGGGTGCGACGGTGCGATACGGGGGTCGATTTAGGGGGGTCGGGGGTCTGTGGACGAATGCCGCAGCCGATCCTGTTTTCGGCCAAGGGACCCGATAGGTCAGGATGACTGACCTACTGTTGAATGGGCGAGGCGGGCAATAGGTCAGGCCAACTGACCTATGTGGCGGGATAGGTCAGGATGCCTGACCAAAGAAAGTTATCCACAGGATGATTTATTTTTAAACCATCTGTTGACATTGTTTTGACCGCGTGCAAAGTTGATCAGGTCAGCAGGTGCTGATTAACAAAAAAGGAAAACGACTATGACATATCGTTCCGATCTTACGCATGCAGCATGCGAGGCTACCATATCCCTCGACAAGGCCTTGTTACTATTTGCGCGAGAATTAGAGGCGCACAAGGAATTGATCCAAAAGCTTGAAACTCAAATCCAGAGTCTTCATGCCCGGGAATTGGATCGCGACGGGATCGCCAATGACTATAACATCGACTCTCGCTTTGACCGCATCGAAGTTCGCCTTGATGAAGTTGAATGCAAGCTTGAAGACAAGCTTGACTCAATGGATCTCGACGAACGCTTCACGGAAGCATTGCAGAACGTCACCTTCACGGTAAACGTGGAATAATCCCAACGGGGTGCATCGCAAGATGCACCCCACCTCTTTCAAAAGGAAGACGACAATGAACAATGATCACTCGATTGAAATCGTGGCAATCACAATGCTTCTAACCCCGATACTTCTTCTTTTAATCATGGGACTATGAACAATGAAAAATCTAATTGGTGACATCTTTGAACTGTTTTGTCTGGGCGCATTCGTGACAGGCATTCTGTTTCTCGCAGTGGCAATGGGGGGTTGATTATGGATTCGTTTACAGCGGTAATGATGATCGAAGGTCAGGTCGATGCAGAAGAGCATGAAGTGCTTGAAGCTTGGCAATACCTGATCGACACCGGACTAGTCTGGCAATTGCAGGGATCTTTCGGACGCATGGCACGGGATCTCATTGAGCAGGGGATTTGTTATCTACCAAACTCGGAGGAAGCGGCATGACCGAATACAATGGATGGACAAACTACCCGACATGGCGTGTTAACCTTGAGATCTTCGACGGTGGTAACTGGGATCGATACGCGGCAGATGATCTTAAAGAGTTTGTGATCGATCAGATCTTTGCCGAAACTCGCAGTGGGATTGCCCGCGATTATGCAATAGCCTTTTTGGAAGAGGTGAACTGGCGTGAGATTGCAGGGCATCTCACGGAAGAAGAGGAAGCAGCGGCATAAAGACGGAAGGCCTCTGGAAACAGAGGCCTTTTTTATTTGTCAATTTTTTTGCGCTATCATATTGCCACTTTACCGGCGCGCACATTCGGCGCGGGCATATTGTTTCTGGTAGTATAGTTGCCACTTTACCGGCGCGGGCATGACCGGCGCGGGCAGGTATGCATTAGACGCAGGGCAGGTATGTGTTATGTGTGTTGACTATGTTTTGACTATGTGCGATATTGTTCAAGTCAACGAGAGATTGACGGTCAAAAACAAGGAAACAAAACGATGCGCCCTATATATGAAATAGCAAACGAGATCCGCGCAGACTGGTCAAAGCCGTATTTTGGTGCAGTCCCATATCTTGAGGCCATGGAAACACTAAAGAGTGCATCGGACAATTATTATTACGACAGCGGGAAAAGCGTTATTCTTTACTTCCTCGCCAATGCTTCTACGTGGCGTGGCGATGTCGCCAAACGAGTGAAAGCAGAATTGAAACAAACCGTAGGGATTAAGTAACATGATAACGAAAGCACAGCAGAATGCGATATTGCGTGTTTACCTGCGAGACACAAGCGAGGCCTCTTCCTACTTACAATTCAGGCGCAAGATAATACGCGGTCATGGTTGTCTTATGCTACAGTGGAAGGGGATGTGGTTGGGGATAGAACCGGACGGTTATACACATAGCTAAGGAAAGGGGACTTCGGTCCCCTTTTTATTTATCATTTTTTCGCGCTATCACATTGTCACTTTACCGGCGCGGGCATTACCGGCGCAAGACTTCGGGCATAGTATAGTTGCCACTTTACCGGCGCGGGCATGACCGGCGCGATGCCATGCGCCAGACGCATACCACCTATGCGTTTATTGCATTTGACTATTTGTTTACTATCGATTAGGATCTAAAGATTGCAAGCACACAGAAAGGAAATCGCAATGCAAAACAGAATTTTTTCGAGCGACAATCCAAAAGCAATTAAGGCGCAAACGTACGGTTGGCGCAATGCTATTCACTATATGGCTCCGGCAAAGCTTGCCGGTGTCGGTGATCTTTGTGGCGACGCAAGCAAGAGTTGCATTGAGTTATGTCTTGGCAAAACATCGGGCGCAGCGACCTACTATCCGTCGGTAATTCGAAGCCGGATTGCAAAAGCACGTCGTTTCATGAAGGAGCGCAAAGCTTACCTAAACGACATGAGCAAATCAATCAAAGCAGAGATCCGTGCATCGGATAGGGCAAACGTCAAGCTTTGCGTGCGTCCAAACGGCTCTACAGACATCCCCTTCGAGGGGATTCGCGACGAGGACGGCTTGACACTCATGGAACGGTTTGCAGAAACGCAATTTACGGACTACACCAAGAGCGTCAAACGTGCGTTAGCGCATGCTCAAGGAAAGATGCCACGCAACTACCATTTGACGTTTTCGAGATCCGAAACAAACCACGATGATTGCTTGCGTGTTTTGCAAGCGGGCGGAAACGTCGCGGTCATCTTTGGGAACGGCTTGCCAAGCACTTGGGAAGGCTATCCGGTCATCAATGGTGACGCGCACGACTTGCGCCACATCGATCCGAAAGGTGTCGTCGTCGGATTGACACCGAAAGGCCCGAAGGCGAAGAAAGATCAGTCGGGCTTCGTCCTTCGCGACTACTGATTTGACATTGGGAGGACGTCCGGTTAACTCTGGATCTCCTCCCAAGGAACGGGTTCGGTTTTTGTTTTCCTTTTCCGAACCCACACTTACCCGCAAGTCGAGCGTCTCCCCGCTCCTTGCGGGTTTTTTTGTGTTCAAAAAGGCGCAATCATAAGGCATTACCGGCGCACAACCGGCGCGACCAAGCCTTGCAAAAACGCAAAGTATATTGGCACTTTACCGGCGCGGCGTTTGCAAATCTGCAAGGTGTGCTTGCACAAATGCAATGAATAATGACCACTTTACCGGCGCGGTTAAAACAAGGTCAGGCGTCCATTGTCCAGAAACCATTGATTTTGCTAGTGTTTTACAGGTATAAATCTCAATAATATCAGCGGATGGACGGCTGACCAAGTTAAAGACGTTTGCAAAAATGCAAGATCGACGGGATTGCCAAGCAATTTGCGCAGGTCGCCACAAAGAGGCCTGTATATTAGACTTGGTTTTGACGACCTTGTTTTCAACCCAAAATTCGCCACAATCTATCGCGCCGTTTACGTCCGGAATACCCGCTCCTGCCCATGCTTCAACTCTCGTCCAATGTACTGAATTCTCGGTCGCTTTCTTCATCGAAGAGTACATTTTCTTCTCCGTTGGGAACATGGTCTATCTCCAGTGTGGGCATGGCAACAGCACGCAGGGCGGGGAATTCAGTCACCAGTCTGGCGATTTCCTTCGTGAGGTCTTCTTTGCTCATCTGATCGATCCGGCCTACCAGAACCTCGGAGCGGCTGATGTAGAGACCGGCGGCGGCTCCCCTCTGCTTCTCAGCAGAGACAGCGGCGGGGTAGTTTCCGGCGGCTATCGAAAGATCACGAATCTTCGCCAACTGCACAATGTGGCTGTCGTAGGTAACCTCATGTACCTTTGCGACCTCCGCCCTCAGTTCTCTGACCCGCTCAACGATAAGCGGGTAGGTTCGACCATTCAAGAACTTCGAGGCGGCTGTGTGGTAGTCCACATACCCCGCCTTCTGCGCGGCTTCGCCCTGTGGCAGTCCGTCAATGGCATAGTATCGACAAAACTGCTCCTGCATCTGCGTGATCCCCTTCTCCGCCTTCGCAGAGCCAAGATGAGGGATTGAGACAACAGGCTTGTGGGTTTTCTTGCGATCTTTCATGTAGTCAACTTCCCGTCAACAGACTTTCCCCTATAAGGGGGGTCTCCCAGCAATTACAAATACATAGCAGAGAAAAACAAATCTGTCTCTCGCGTGGGGGGAAAGAACCCACATATTCTGCATATTGATTGCATATCCTGTAACCCATTGTGCATACTGACATATCCACATATTGGCCCCACAGCAAAAATACATACAAATAAATCACTTTGTGGACCCCCGCGCGTAACAGAGAACTATTTTCTCCATAACCCCAATATGTCGATATGTCCGTATGTTCAATGACTTACAGAATATGCAATTAATATGCATATGTCCCTTATAAGGAAAGTGGACAATGGGCATTGGACACTGCTCCCCAAACACTGATCCATGCGCAAAACGCATACCACCCATGCAAAAATATCAAACCTCCCCCATTGACCTTTCTTAAACTTCTGGTATTCTATGTCTTGTCAGCGGGAGAAAGGCTGACGAGCCGGACAACGGAGAAATATC